TGTGACTAATATATGGAGTTTGGATCTGGAGGATATTAATTCTTTGGTGAATGGCTATGAAGAATGGATCAATGAAAGTAAGGATGTAGCATAATGTTTGACCATGAAGTAATAGATTTTAACGTAGAGAGATTCTATCTTGATTCTCATGATGGGTATAGTATCCCAAGTGAGATAGGCATGGGGCTAAGACGTACTGATAATAACCAAACTCTTGCCATAGTGTCAGATGCCTATGAACCTGTTCAGTATCAAGACATAGTATCCAGTGTGGAGTCAGCCCTTGATCTGTCAGGTCTTGATATGACTGATGCTGAGTTTGAAACTAATGTGCATGATAATGGTGCCAAGTTAGAATTACGTGCCAAGTTTCCTGCACATACTTTACGTCTTGAAGTGAGAGGGAACACGGATGAAGTTATACCAGAGTTTATCTTTCGGACTTCCCATAATCGAACATGGGCTAATAACGGAATGATGGGATTGTGGAGAGGCTTCTGCTGGAATACACTAGTGTCTGGTGACAAGTTAGCTTACGTGTATGGCAGACATACAAAGAACTTTAATATACCTGCATTTGCATCAAAGATAAAAAATGCAGGAGAATACATAGCTAGTGATGGCTTTAATCAGATGAAAGAATGGTATCATACAGAAATATCTCGTGATGCTGCTGTTGATCTGTTCACCCACACTCTAGCCAAGAGAACAGATAATGTTACTCGTAAGACAATAGCTAATAAAGTTATGCTATCTAATCTTATGAAAATCTTTGATCAGGAGAACCGTCACTTACATGGTCGTGCTCTCTATGAAAAGTATGGTACTCAAGCTAATGGTACACTATGGACTGCTTATCAGTCTGCTACTTGTTGGTCTAGTCATGATAAGATAGTTGGCTATAGTGGTAATGGTGATAAACCTTCCTCAAATGTAATAGGATTAAGAGAGGATAAGGTACGGAAGATGTTACACTCAGATCAATGGCTTGCTTTAGCAGCATAAGGAGTAAAAGTTTTGGAATATGAAACAGAATGTGAATGTGTGGAACTAGAATACAGCCCTATACCACATCCTGCCTGTCCTCTGCATGGGGAGGACTTTAGACGTAACCTAGAGTTTATAGAATTTCTTGACCACTACAATAATCTGAGTATATACGTGAAGAAGGAATAGGACTATGGAAAAAATAGAACTAACAAAGGAACAGTTAAATTATATAGGTACTTGGCTTGAAGATCACCTTACCTTGAGAGATATGGTAGATGAAGAACAGGAGGACTATATTTATTTAATTAAAGGTGCAGTAGATGCATACAATGGTGGAGCTAGATAAGGAATAGGACTATGAAAGATCAGAGAATTGCAGGGAAACGTAAGAACAATCCGGTTGCAAAGCAACTCTCTGATTCTTTATGGCAACAGAGAATTGTAAGGAATAAGAAATTGTATGATCGTAAAATAAAACACAGGGAAAATTTCAATGTTCGTCATTGTCAGAACAGATCCAGAGCATAAAGATTATCCATTGCCTGATGTGTTAATGGATGATGACGGGTCTGCTAAAACTTTTATTGATGAGGATTCAGCTTGGAGATATATGGAATTGATTTGTAAAGAACATTCGTTTCCACCTAAAATGTTTATGGAAGATGTTTATCTTGGATTAATGAGGGTACACTAATGTCACGAATAGAAATAAAGAAACGTAAGTTAGATGGGAAGTGGGTACGTTGGGAACTAATGGACTCACATAAACCAAATGGAATAGGGCACACAGCAACATGGCCTAGATACAAGTGGGTAGCAACAGGGGTATGGAATCATAAACCAAAGATGTCAGACCCCTGCTTCCATGCTTGGTATGAGGGGCAACCCCGTGAAGAAATTGAAGATTGAACGATGGGCAGGTGGTTGGCACATCATTGATTCTGTGGGAGAAAAATCCACAACCTTCTTGACTTTTCAAGAAGCCTATGATATATATGATCAAATGAAAGGAACATCTGATGGACATAGAGAAGGAACTAAGACGAAATGTGAAGGAGTTACAGGGACAATTGAACCTGTCTCACAAAAGAATAAAAGCATTACAGGAAGAAATATATTCTCTCAGAAGAAAGATAAGTCCAGAGGAAAGTTTTGGAAGTGGTATGAGTGGTTGGGCTTTAATGGAAGATCCCAGTAACAGGGAATGACATGGCAAACAGAGCCTATCTCTTTGATGAATTGATGGATGAGGATGCCTTGTTGATTGGACGACAGGCTTTCTTGGAAAAATATGGGCTTGACAAAGAAGCTATTTATGATAAGGTAAATGGAGAATACATTAGAGAAATTACAAAGAAATCATTAAGGGCTTCCCAATGGGAGTTAATTCAAATGAAAAGAATAACGATAAAGGAGTGGAGAGCAATGAGTAAAATTAAATCATGGCTCATGGATATGGAAGAGGATGCTACCATTATGTCCAGAGGATCATGGCTGGAGAAACATGGGAAAGATAAAGAATATATCTTTGAACGAATACAAGCAGAGTTGGCTGAAGTACAGGGAGAACTTGAACTTCATACACAGAATAAGATGCATACCAATGACTAATACAATGTTACAAAGAGAACGACAAAGATTGTTTCGTTCCATCACTCGACAATACAAGGCTGAAGGCTATGATGTGAAAGAATCTAAACGATTAGCCAAGAGAGAGGTGGATGATATCATGTCAGATAAAGAAGCCTTTGTAGATAATTTTATAAAAGAAACATGGGCAGATGCAGATGAATGAAACAGTTATATGTCTGGAGTGGATTGATTCTGCTGAGTATGTGGATGCAGATTGGAAATCTGAACAGGAAGTCAGAGAATTAAAACCCATGAGAATTAAATCATGTGGCATGTTGGTGAATGAAGATAGTATCTACATTACATTGGCAGGATCAATTAATAATTATGACATATCAACAGAAGCACAGTATGGAGGATTGATTACCATACCCAAGTGTGCTATTATAAAACGATGGTCTTTTCCAAGGAGTTTTTTGCAGGATTAATAAGATGAAAGAAACAAACGTAATTTATATTAATAGTATGGGTAATGATCAGACTGTTGTAGATTCTGCCAGAGTTTCTTTTAATCAAGACATGGTAGAGGGAAAGACAGAGTATGAATTAGACCCATCAGATCAAAGGTTGATTAAGTACCTTTCAGATCATGGGCATTGGTCACCCTTCTCTCATTGCTATGTTACCTTCAAGATAAATGCTCCCATATTTGTAGCCAGACAGTTGATAAAGCATCAGGTTGGGTTGGCTTGGAATGAAGTCAGTAGAAGATATGTTGACAAAGACCCTGAATTCTGGTATCCTCTGTCGTGGAGAGAACGGGCAAAGAATAAGAAGCAGGGATCAACAGATCATGAAGTCTATGGTAGTCAATGGATCAATGAGAAATATAGAAAGGCTATTGAACTTTGTGAACATACATATAAAGAAATGATAAAGGCTGGTGTCTGCCCAGAACAAGCAAGGGCTATACTTCCACAATCCATGTTGACACAATGGTACTGGTCTGGTAGTCTCTATGCTTTTGCCAGAGTGTGTAACCTTAGATTGATGGAAGATGCACAAACAGAAACCAGATGGATAGCAGAGAGCATTGCATACTATATGGCTAATTTGTTTCCGATATCATGGAAGTGTTTAGTAAGTGCTTATCCTTTAGAAAGGGAAGATAAAAGGAGTGAACGAATGACAGAAATTTTAGATGGCACATGGCCGGGACCGGGGGTGTGATGCAAGAACAGAAATGGTTAGACCGTGGATCATGTCCTAAGTGTGGCTCCAGTGATGCCAATGTAAATCATGCAGCAGGATATTCTTATTGTTTTGCTTGTGAAACTAGGTTTGGTGACAACATTTTATCCATGCCAAAGCAAGAGGTAAAGCCTATGTCTACAACTGGAAATTGGGGTGAGTTAAGTGATCGTAAAATTTCTATGGACACTGCCAAGAAATATAATACAAAGATTAAAAGTGATGGTAGTATGGTAACCCACCACCTGTACGGATACTTTGATGAACTAGGTAACCAGATAGCTACCAAGGTAAGGCAAACTAAAGATAAGAAGATATGGTCAGAGGGTGACATAAGCAATGCTGTTCTCTTTGGTCAGAATATATTTTCCCCTAAAGGTAAGTACATTACTGTGTGTGAGGGGGAAGTTGATACCATGTCTGCTTATCAAATGATGGGTTCAAAGTGGCCTTGTATTTCCATAAAATCAGCAAGTTCAGCATTACGGGATTGTAAGAAAGCATTCTCTTATCTGGATAGTTATGATACAGTAGTCTTGTGCTTTGATATGGACAAGGCTGGACGTAAAGCTACAGAGGAAGTGGCTCAGTTGTTTGCCCCTAATAAATGCAAGATCGTACACCTTGAACACAAGGATGCCAATGAGTATCTAAAGATGGGGGGAAATACAGCCTTCACTCAAGCATGGTGGAATGCACAACCCTACACTCCTGCTGGTATAATTAACCTTAAAGATATTGGCAATAGCTTGTATGATGAGGAGTATTGTGAGACTTGTCTATACCCTTGGCCTAAGATGAATGAGAAGACCTATGGCATGAGGACAGGGGAGTTGCTTACCTTTACCTCTGGTGCTGGCATGGGCAAGTCCTCTATCATGAGAGAGTTAATGCACCATCTCTTGAAAAATACGGAAGACAATATAGGCATACTGGCTCTGGAAGAAAGTGTCAAAAATACGGCATGGAATATCATGAGTGTGGAGGCTTCTTCCAGACTGTATATTAAAGAGGTACGAGAAGGTTTCACTAGGGAAGAATTGGAGCAATGGCAAGAGAGTACCATTAACTCTGGCAGGTTCTTTGCCTTCGATCACTTTGGTAGTATAGGTAATGATGAAATCCTGAGTAGGGTCAGGTTTATGGCACAGGCTTTGGGATGTAAGTGGGTTGTCTTGGATCATCTTAGCATATTGGTGAGTGGACAGGAAGAATCATTTGGAGATGAGAGGAAATCAATAGACATGTTAATGACCAAGCTAAGATCATTGGTGGAACAGACAGGGATAGGGCTACTCTTAGTGTCCCATCTACGTAGACCCTCTGGTGATCGTGGACATGAGGAGGGGAAGGAAGTATCATTGTCTCACCTCAGAGGATCAGCCAGTATAGCCCATCTAAGTGATGGAGTTATAGCCTTGGAAAGAAATCAACAAGAAGATGATGAGATACTTTCCAATACTACGACAGTACGTATCTTGAAAAACAGATACACCGGAGAGACAGGCATAGCTACCCATCTATTCTATGACAGAAAGACAGGTAGAATGACTGAGATTGATAACCCATTTGACACAGGAGAAGATGAGTAATGGAAGTTAGAAAAGAAAATTTTCCACGTATGAAATTTAATAAAAGTTTATATAATGCTAATCATCCTAAAGCAGTAAAGGCTATATTACCTTGGCTTGAAAGGAATGGTTATCATGGCATAGATAAAAGGGAAAATTATAATGCTGATATTAGATGTATGAAAGATGATCAACTGGCTCAGTTTGAGGTGGAAGTAAAGAAAGGTTGGAAGGGAGAATACTATCCATTTCCTGATGTTCGTATCCCTTACCGTAAGAAAAGACTTATAGAAAAATGGATAAAGGAAGGCTCTAAGGGAACTTTAACTTTTGTAGTCTTTAATTATGATTGTTCATGGGGATGGTTTACTGATGGTAGTACTGTAAAGGATTCAGAGATAGTCCATATTGATAATAAGTATAAAAGCAATGAGCCTTTCTTTAAAATAAATATAGAAGATACGGAAAAAGTAGATATGAATTTTTCTAATTCATCAGAAGAGGAATCTAAAGATGATCCAGACCTTGACAACAATAGTAAATACCCTTCTTAAATGGACTCCTTTTCTTATATTTATACCGATATTATCTTGGGTAATAATGTTGGTAACAGTTCTTATTCTTACAACCCATGTGGAGGAATTAGGCTTTACCAACAGCTTTGGAATATGGCTGTCTTCTGTAATTACAGCCTACGTTTTATGTCTATTTAAATTGATGAGAGGATAGCATGGCTTTACTTACCATCACTGATACTGCCAATGATCATCTGTCTGATATCATTAAAGATAATAATGCTCAAGGTGTTATGCTTGGTGTAAAGGGAGGTGGTTGTGCAGGGTTCACCTATGAGTGGACCATACTGCAAGAAGAAATACCAGACAAGTTTAATACCGAAGATAAGTTTGAACTTAGGACGGGTTACTTATGTGTGCAACCTGAAGCTATGATGTTTGTACTGAATACCATTATAGATTTTACCAACAACATAGCAGGTTCTTACTTAAAAATTGTTAATCCTAATGCCACATCTCAGTGTGGGTGTGGAGAAAGTTTTGCTGTATGATACAGGAAATGTGGGACCATTGGTGTCCTGTGGAAAACTCTATGATGGGTATAGGAAAAGGAGAGGAGTGTAACTGGTGTGGACAGGATGAGGAATATGAAAAACGTAATCGTAGATATAGAGACAGACTCTCTAAACCCAACGAAGATCCATTGCATAGTAGCAAAAGATATTCAAACATCACAGGTGTTAGTGTGGGACGATCATAATCTAAATCAATTTAAAGATTGGACCACTACAGTTGATAAGTTTATAATGCACAATGGGGTATCTTTTGATGCTCCTGCTTTAAATAGGTTGCTAAGTACTAATATTAAACTGAGTCAAATAAAAGATACAATGATAATGTCACAGTTATTTGATCCAGTAAGAGAGAAGGGGCACAGTCTATCAGCATGGGGAGACAGGGTTGGTTTCTGTAAGATGGAGTGTGATAATTTTTCTGAGTATACAGAAGAGATGCTTGAGTATTGTAAGAATGATGTCCTCTTGACTGAGAAAGTGTATGCCCGTTTAAACGATGAGGGTAAGGGGTTCTCTTCCTATGCTATTGATCTGGAACATAAAGTCAGGGCTATCATAGATCAGCAAGAGAAGAATGGCTTTGCTTTGGACATACGTAAAGCAATAACTTTACTGTCCAGATTATCTGATGAAGCTCATTCTTTAACGGAGTGGTCTTTAAAAGAATTTCCACCCACTGTAGTGGAACTAAAGACCAAGACAAAATACATACCATTTAATATAGGTTCTCGTAAACAAATTGCTGACCGTCTAATAGAAAGAGGATGGAAGCCTACTCATTATACAGACAAAGATAATGTAATTGTAAATGAGAATGTTCTATCAACCATCAGCATGGAGGAAGCCAAGAAGTTTGCAAGGTTCTTTCTTCTACAGAAACGTATTGCCCAAATCCAATCATGGATTGATTCCTATAAGGATAACACTGGCAAGGTACATGGCAGAGTATTAACCTTACGTACTATTACAGGTCGTATGGCTCATCACAGTCCTAACATGGCTCAGATACCAGCCATACGTAGTCCATTTGGATATGAATGCAGAGATTGTTGGACTGTACCTAATCCTCACACTCATTCTTTGGTAGGCACAGATGCTTCTGGTCTTGAGTTACGTGTACTTGCCAGTATAATGAATGATAAATCATATACAAATGAAGTATTGAATGGTGATGTACATACAGCCAATATGAAAATGGCTGGTCTAACTGATAGGGATCAGGCCAAGACTTTTATCTATGCTTTTATGTATGGAGCAGGTCCAGAAAAGATTGGTAAAATAGTAGGGGGTGGTTATGAAACAGGAGAAACTTTAATAAAGAAATTCTTAAAGAACATGCCAGCCATGAAAAGAGTTAAACAAAACATACAGAATGTGGCTTCCAAAAAACATAAAGTAAAAGGGATTGATGGAAGATTTCTAAAGATTAGATCACCCCATGCTGCCTTGAATACCTACATACAGGGAGCAGGAGCAGTTGTGTGTAAAGATTGGTTGGTGAACATGACACAACGAGTTAAACAATCTGGCCTTGATGCTAAGTTGGTAGCTTCCATTCATGATGAGTATCAGTTTGAAGTTGCCAAGAAAGATGTAAAGGAATTTGGTAAGATAAGTAAAGAAGCTATTCAATTCACAGAGAAAACACTGGAACTTAATTGTCCTTTAGATTCTACATGGAAAGAAGGAGAGACATGGGCTGAGACACACTAAGAAAATCATTGACATTTGTTTTAAAGTATGAGATAATACATTTTAAATTCAACAAAGGAGAAAAGTAAAAATGTCTGAAGTAAAAAGATCTGTAAATGTTATTTCTGGAACAGCATATTGGGCTTCTATTGTAGCACCCAATACTACATTTGATAGTGATGGGGTTTGGTCCATTGATGTTTGTAATCTGGATAAAGAAAATCTAGCTATCGTTAAAGAAGATGGCTTGGATGTTAAGAACAAGGGTGACGAACGGGGTGACTTCGTTACTGTTAAACGGAAGGTTCGTAATCAAAAGACAGGAGAACTTAATCGTGCTCCTACTCTTGTAGATGCACAGAAACGTACTATGATGGGTACGGCTGTGGGGAATGGGTCCACTGTTAATGTAAGGTATCGGGCTTATCCTTGGGAATTTGGTGGTCGTAAGGGTATTAGTGGTCATTTGTTGGGGGTTCAGGTTATGGACCTTGTTCCTTATGCTTCTGAAGCTGATGGAGAAGACTTTGAAGTTCACACTAAAGGATACTCTGCTGATGAAACTGATGAAGAAATTTCCCTAGCATCTTAAAGAAAGGAGTATGGGAGGGGGCTTTTTACCAATTCTCACCCCTCCCTTTTTTTTATTATGAAAACAATAGACACATTAGTACAGGATATATATAATCTGCTAGGGCCAGAAGGTAATGATCTAGATCAGGATGTAATGCACAGACAAGTTAGTCTCTTTGCACAACATGTTGAACAGCATGTGAAAACATTCCTTAATGAAAGTCCTACCTATAGAAAAGGTTTAAGGTTGTCCAGTATTGGTAGACCTGCTCGTCAACTATGGTATGATAAGCAATGTACTGATCAATCTATTCCTCTAGATCCTAGTACACGTATTAAATTTCTATATGGACATATCTTGGAAGAACTTCTTATTCTATTCTCTGTTCTTTCTGGTCATGAGGTAACAGAAGCACAGAAAGAAGTTAATGTGGAAGGAGTTAAAGGGCATCAAGATTGTAAAATAGATGGAGTATTGGTTGATTGTAAGAGTACTTCTCACAGAGGGTTCGACAAATTCAGGGATGGCACTCTGAAAGAGGATGATCCTTTTGGGTATATAGAACAAATCTCTGCCTATGCAGAGGGGAATGATGTGGAGGAAGCTGCCTTCCTTGCCATCAACAAACAAACTGGAGAAATATGTTTAACACCAGTACATTCAATGGAGATGATTAATGCAGGAGATAAAATTAAACGTCTTAAAAAGATTATGGATACCGATACACCTCCTGATAAATGCTATTCCGATATTGCTGATGGGGCTTCTGGTAACCGTAAGCTTGCTATGGGGTGTGTATACTGCAATCATAAAAGACTTTGCTGGCAAGATGCTAATCATGGTAAAGGGTTACGTGTATTCCAGTATGCAAATAGTAACAGGTATCTTACGAAAGTGGATAGAACTCCTGATGTCCCTGAAATTTTAAACTGGTAATGCATTGGAAATTAAGAGGAACCCGTAGGAAGTTTACTCCCAATCTGAATAAGTTTGGCTTTGTATACATTATCACTAACAAGAAAAATAGAAAAGCATATATAGGATGTAAACAATATTTTCTTGGAAGAAGTAAACTAAAGTCAAAGTGGGAAATTTATATGGGTTCCTCTAAGTCTTTACTGGATGATATTAAAAAGATAGGTAAGAAACATTTTAAATTTGAGGTGATAGCTGAGTATAAAAACAAAAGGAGTTTAAGATATTATGAATGTTATTTTCAAATGAAGTACAACGTACTTTCAACAACACTGGAGGGAACAGATGAGCCAGCATTCTACAATTCATATGTAGGAGGAAAATGGTACAGACCTGTTGAGCATTATATAGATGAAGATCAAAGATCCAGATGATATATTTATAGATCCTATAATTCAGTTTGATCAAAAACATCCTGATCGTAGATTATATTTGGCTGTTATTCTTCGGGCTTTATTGGATGCTACACAGAATAAAAATGATCTGTATAAGAAAAGGGCAAAGGCTTGGTTTCAATGTAGTGTGGGAGTAACGTGTGATAACTTTGAATTTATATGTGATCATGCTGGAGTTGAGCCGGGGTACGTTAGAAGTTTTGCATATGAAGTTATAAACTCTGATAAACAGGGAGTATTCAGATATCACATTTACAGAATGCTTAGAACTACAAAATAGGAGCAATGAAATGTCAGCACGAGAACATCAAGTAGGAGGAGATCATTATAAAAAATTAAAGATACAACCGACAGAATATATAATGGCTAACGATCTTAATTGGTGTAAAGGAAATGCTATTAAATATATTACACGAAGTCATTTAAAGGGAGAAGGTCTACAGGACTTATTAAAGGCCAGACATTATATTGATCTATGCATTGAATTAGAATATGGGGAGAAAGTGGATGAACTTACCAACTGAGTACCAGAATTTTATTTACTTGTCCAGATATTCCAGATGGCTAGAGGAAGAAGGACGTAGGGAAACATGGGATGAAACTGTCAACAGATTAATTACTTTCTTTCGTAATCATGTAGAGAATAATCTTGGCATTAAAGATCAGCTTGATACAAGGGATTGGTCAACTATAAGGAATGCTATCCTATCTCTTGAGGTAATGCCAAGCATGAGAGCATTGATGGCTGCTGGCCCTGCCTTGGAACGTGAGAACATAGCAGGATATAATTGTTCTTACATACCCGTGGATAATCCAAAGTCCTTTGATGAGATACTTTATATTCTTATGAATGGTACAGGGGTGGGGTTCTCTGTGGAACGTCAGTATATTAATCAGCTTCCTACTATTCCTGATGTGAACTTTGAAAGAACAGATGATGTTATTAGCATAGCTGATTCCAAAGAAGGATGGGCAAGAGCCTTTAAAGATCTTATCTCTTTCCTATATACAAATAGGATACCCAAGATAGATGCAAGTAAAATACGTCCTGCTGGTTCAAGACTAAGAACTTTTGGTGGGAGAGCAAGTGGACCACAACCATTGGTGGATCTATTTGACTTTACCATTCGTAAGTTTGAAGAAGCCAGAGGTAGGAAACTTAATTCCATTGAGTGTCATGATATTGTCTGCAAGGTAGGAGATGTAGTAGTTGTAGGAGGAGTACGTAGGTCAGCTTTAATCTCTTTATCCAATCTATCTGATGATCGTATGAGATCAGCCAAATCTGGTGCTTGGTCCCACACTAATCCAGAGAGAACCTTGGCTAATAACTCTGCTGTTTATACAGAACGTCCTGATACTGGTGTCTTTATGAAAGAGTGGCAGTCCTTGTATGAGAGCAAGAGTGGTGAGAGAGGTATCTTCAACCGTCAGTCTGCACAAATGAAGGCTGCACAGAATGGACGAAGGGTATCTGATATAGAATTTGGTACGAACCCTTGCTCAGAGATTATACTACGACCCAATCAGTTCTGCAATCTAACTGAAGTTGTATGTAGGACGAAGGATGATCGTAATAGTTTAGCCAGAAAGGTACGTATAGCTACTCTGCTTGGGACAATCCAAGCTACCTTAACAGACTTTGGTTATCTAAGAAAAAGATGGATAACAAATACAGAAGAGG